AGGAAATAAAAATAAAGTCATATCATTTTCCGGACGCCCATAGTCACTTCCATCAGCGGTTGTAACTTGTCCATTAATTAAAGTAAATTGAGTAGGACGAGCGTCCCCACCAGTGGAACTTTGTTCTTTCCTGCTTAAATTAAGATATTCTGTTCTGGAAATTTTGGTAATAGTTACATCAGTAGTATCACTATTTCCTTCCAAATTGGCAGTTGCATCAGTTGTTGTAGTAATAACTGCATCAATAATATCAAATACCTTCTGGTCTATAGTATAGAAATTCTTGGCTGCAGTTAATGTTTGCGTTGCATAATCAATGGTCCATAAGTTAAGACCACGATTAGCCCATTCCGAAAACATTAAGTTCAAGGAACGCCGTGCTGTTCTTAAATCATAACCTGCACGAACCTCAAGTCCGCATCTTTCAAACGCTTCCTCGATGATTTCCTCTATCGTTAGATTGAAGGTTCTAGTGCCTGAATAAGCCATTTAACCTCCTAATTATAATACTTAAGCCATTCAGTAACAATACTATATGTATCACCTGCCGTATGAGCTGGTATTACTATTTTCACATCTCCAGTATAGCCACTAGCCTGTGTGTTCTGTAAACCACCTAAAGAACTGAAATCATAATTATCATATCCATTTAAAGACAAGAATGTCACATCTGAAGTCGCATCCCATGTGAGTCTAGCTGCATCAGCCACTGCGCTTGGATTAATGTTAAACCAAACTTTATTTAATGCTATGAGCTTGCACGCCGTTCCTGTAGTTCCTCCTCCAGAATAACCAAGAGCAGAAACGTCAATTGTTGTCGTGCCAGTGCTTCCGTCTCCGGACGCGTCTATGTTAAAGATATAAATTAATTTTCTAGTTCCATCGAACTGTGTCGTAATCGTCGGATCATATGCCATTTTAATTCCCCTTGTAAAAGAGTGGGGTCATTACACCCCACTCACGGTTATATTATTTTACCAAGTATCTCCTGAAGCAAGGTTCTTGCCTTGCATAAAGTCAATCTTGATCCATGCTTGCCCAGTTGTAGACAATGCTCCAGTTGGAGTATAAGTCAATACTACTTGTACATCTGAGTCATAAGCAACGCTGTCTGAACCAGTATCCTCTTGAGATACACTTTTCCAAACTGCATTTTGAGTAGCGTCCACGGTTACAGCTCCACCAGTATTACCAGTAGTTGTAACTGCACGCGTAATTGCAGTTGCAATATCAGCTAAATAATCCGGATCATCGGATTTTCCAATTTCCATTGGATCCGCTGTTCCAGCATTAAACACTTCTCCTACCCATACCTTAATACCAGTAATGGTAGATTGGTAAGGAACAACACCTAACGCTCTGCAATAAACATCCGCTGCCACAGCAGCTGTTCCAATGGTAATATTACCAGTGGTAGCCGCACTTGTAGCGATTTTAGTTACAGTCTTAAAATTAGCAGCTGTGCTATTAGTAGAATATACAGTTGTGCTATTTGGTCCTGTGACCGTTTCGCTTAAAGCTTTGCCATCAACATCTGTTCCTGTGATGGTAAATGTGATTCCAGAATCATTGCCATCACTTGTAATGCCAATTTTTCTTGCCCACGCTCCGTCAGCAGTTGCTGCGGTTCCAGAAACTGAAGGTGCATAAACTGAATTACCATTAATGGTAGCAGTTAAAGCGCCATTCAAAGTCATATTAGCTGCTGCTGAAGTTGTTTGAGAAGCGCAAATACCGTCTGTATCTGCCGCTGTTGGTTCTTGAAAATAACGAACTAATGAGTTTACTACCCAGTTAGTGTCTGCTAAGTCTTTACCGCGATAGCCACCTGACGTGGCTCCGCTAATTACTGGACCCGTTTTTACCGGACCCTGAAAAGTCGTGTTACCCATGTTTTCTCCTTGGTTGTATAGACCTTTTGTTATGCCGTCTCTATACCGTCTGCCTAGCCAGTCTGCATAACTATTTTACTAGGATTGGAAGGGCGAACTAACTTCGCCCTTCCTTAATTGTTTTATGCTCCTGGAGAGCCAAATACTCCACGCCAGTCAGACCAGCCGAAGCTGTATCTTTCTCTTGCTTTATATCTAACGTTTCCAGTATCGAAGTCGCCTTCCATTGCTGTTCGAATAGGTGCTCTAGTGAAATGTTTCATTCCATTAGGAGCATCTGTTTTAATGAACCAAGCATCAGTATCAGTTAGGAAGTTGTTTACAGTATACCCTTCAGGTACCATTCCCATTGATTTTAATGCGTTGATATCATTATCAGCAGTGCCTACTCTACCTGCAGATTTCATTAACCTTTCAGCAACAAATTGTAGATTGACTGGGATGATCATTTTCATGCCTCTTAAAGCAATCTTTAATCCTCTTTCGTCTTTCATATCAGCAATATCGATAAGTGCTTGCTCGAGCGAAGTTTCGTTCAAGTCAGCAGCAGTTGACAATTCGTTTTTTTGGTCTCCACTAAGTGTAGGATGGTCAGTCGCTAAAAGCTCCTTTGCATCACCACCAAGATAAGAACTGTTAAATCCTCTATTAAGGATATTAGCTCCTTTTACTTGTTTAGTGTTAGCCATTGAACGTGCCAATGCTTTTGTATATCGAGTGCTTAATTTATCGTAAAGGTTGTCCTCTACAGCTTCTTCAGTTAACGAAAAAGCCAAAGCAATAGTCTCGTTGGTATACCTAGCAGTGTAAGTTTCTTGAGCATCGTCGTAGCTTACGCCTTGACCCTCAGGTTTTACAGCTGCATTGGCAAAACCACCAAGCATCACTTCTTCTTCGAATGCACGGTCAGAACTTTCAGTAATGAAAATTTCTGCCGCTTGATTTTCGTATCGGTCGTATTCTAACCCAAACAAAGCGTTTAAACCTGGTTCGAGTTCCTTGACCAATTGCATACGTGATATGACCATTGTTCAATCCTCCTATAGGTTAAACCCCAGCAGTGTTAGCATAATACACATGTTCATTAAATCTTACGATCCAATTCGCATTGGCACTAGCAATATCACTGTTTTCTGGATCTTCGCAAATTCTTATAATTCTAAATTGAGCACTGGATCCTGTAGCGGAACCTGCAAGCTCGGATTTAGAAGCGCCATTGATAGTTGAACCAGCTGTATAAACTTGGTCAGCATTATCGCCGACAGCAGCTTGAGTCAATGTACCTGCACTTTGAACTTCGAAGAGTTTATTCGGATCGTCATAGACGAACGCTTCAATATTACCCACGGTAGGCGTAATGCTGCCAGGGTAGTAATTTTTCCACGTTGGTTTTTGAGTAGTAGGATCATTATAAAAGCAGCCGTTGAAAACTCCAACATTTGCTGTAGTGGTAGCACCACTAACATCTATGTAACCAGTTCCTATCATGTAAACAACATCACCTTTATAGATGGCGTTGCTGGAGCCGGATGCAATCAGATATTTAGAAGTTCCACCATTTTGGATTTCACTTCCTAATTCCCCTACGGGTCTAAAACCAAATGGCGCGTCTTTATTAGCCATGATTTTTCCTCATAGTAAATTGTTATTACACACCCCTCATGAGTGTGTAAAAATTGTGTAACTTATGTGCGAGGAAACTTAATTAGGTTTCTTGCCACCAAATGTTACGCGAGATGCCCGACTTTCATTTTGTACGGGCATGCTAGGATGTTGGTCCTTTAAAGGATCGTTTGCGATCGCGTCGTCTTTATCTTGCGTTAATTGTGCAAAATGTTTCTTACGCTCTTCAACCGTTTCCTTAGGAATTCGCGCTAGCATTAATCCTCCAACAGCTATGACACCGTTATATTTACCTGAATCAATTTGAGGCCATTCAGTGCTAGGATATTCATCCCCTCGGACAAATTCCCAACCTTCGCGTAGTCTAGCGGATACATTTTTTTGATCCATCTGTCCTACAGATTCGGCCCTAATCCACCTATGGATAAATCCTGGTGGTGCAGGTGGTGCGTCTAGTTGTGACGGCGGAGCCCATGGTTTCCTTCGAGAAACTTTCTCTCTGGTTTCAGACTCGCGTGATGGTAGTTTTTGCGTTTGTTTTGTTTTCATTGTCATATGCCTACTCCTTCACGTATTTCGCATATTCGCTTAGTGGCACACCTAATTTTTTTGAGATAGCTACTTGTGATGGTGTGAGTCTCACAGTGCCACGGCGCCCTTTAATTGGTCCACCCCTGTTAGCAGAGGCAACCGTTTGAGTGGGCGAAACTTGTTCAAACTTATGAGGAAATGTATCCTTCATCCGTTTGTCTATTTCATTATAGTACATATCGGACGCTGGGTCAAATCCTTCTTCCATTAGTTTACGATGAATTGAGAAAGATGTCAAGGTCATTGGTTCATCTTCTCCAAACCATTTGTTCTTCTCAGCCCACGACTCTGCCTTTGGATCAGGCGGTGGTGGGGGTGGTGGTGCTTGCTGGTACTGAGGTTGTTGTGGCATTTGAGGCTGATTTGGGTTAACCCCACGTGCCTCCATTTCCTTTTTCAACCTTTCGCGCTGTGCTTGCGTTGACTTGACACGCTCCGCCTCAATGGCCAAACGCGCCAGTTTTTGCTGCGCATCCACTTGTGCATCACTGTCTGCGAGTTCCACGGCGGCTTTCAAGGCTTTTTTAGCCTCGGCAGTCTCCGCTTCAACACGTCCAGCGAATTCATTAATGTAACCAGTGTCCAAGCTTTTTGCCTTGTAGCGCATTTTCTCTGCGTCCGTTTGAACGCCTTTCGCGTATTCAATGGCAGCTTGTTCCCGTCTTTCCGATTCCCGTAATTTCTTTGTTAACTTGTCAATACGGGATTGAACCTTTTTCCCGTAGTCCTCCATATCCTCCGAAGATGCAGTTTCTTTTTGTGGTTCAGTGTGAACCTCGGTTTCAACCGCTTCCGGTTCTGGATCAGGATTAATTATTTTTTCCGTTTGTTTTGGAAGTTCTACTTCAACATGATCCCCTTCCGATGGAAGGTCCACCATCTTGGCATCTGCTTCCGATTGTGGCTCTACTTTCGTTTGAGTTCCTGCAGGCATCTTTCCTCCTGTTATTTATATTGCAAGATATCCTCTGGGTCCTTTACCACGGCGATTATCTCGTCATCATTAAGTATTCTCACTTCACCACCCTCTATTCCAAAACGGGATCCGGCGTATCGACCGAATATAATCCAGTCGTTTTTCTTGCACCATGGTCCGTTAGAAAATCTCTCTTTGTCTTTATAGGCATCAGGTCCAACCTTTAATACTAAACCCGTAACTGTTGTATAGCCCCGCTCCTCGATTGTCTCATCAGACAGTATTATTCCACCCTTAGTTTTTCCTTGTCCCTTATAGGGGAGAACTAAAATTCTCCATCCTGTAGGGTCAGGTAATCTTTCTAAAGCTTTATCAGTATCTTTATGTTCTATATTTTCAAGAGCCTCTTGTTGTATTTTTGCAACAAAACGGTTCTCTTTTTCTTCCGCAATTTTGTTATTTTCATCCGCCTCTATGGATAGGTCTTTTTCTTCTAAGGCAAATCTACGTTTCGGTATCTCCGTCATAATCTTTCTGCAGGTCCTGTATTTCCTGTTCCATTATGTTATAGCCTTTGTATTCACCCACAGTCTTGTTATATTCGTCCCAGCTGTGAATGCCATTGGCGATAACTTGTTGTAGTTGTTCCTTGCGCTCTCGAATCTTTTTCAAGATCCGATAGATGGCGTTCGTTTCTTCCACTATTTTTTCTTTTTTATCTTTCCGCCGTGCATTTTTTTGCTAATCTTACCGCCGCGTTTAGCCATTGTGCTCGCTCCAGAATAAGCGCCATGTCCTAGTGATCTTTCCATGCCTTTACTTTCAGCACGTCTTCCTGCCATAGAACCTCTCGCTCCTGGATGTCTTGCTCCCAATGACTCATCAAGTCTTGCATTATAGCCTTGTTTCATTGGCCCACCGGCTTGCATTTTCTTGATCTTTCCACCCTTAGCTTTTTTTGTCACTCCACCTTTTTTATAGGTAGTAGTTTCAAATTTCTTTCCAGGTGTTTTACGACTTTCTCGTCTAGCGTGTATTTTTCCAACCATTTTTTTTCTCCTTAAGGGTGTTTACTTCAAAGACCACTATTTGTCAATACTAATCCTTGTTCTCCACTTTAGTTATAATTTTTGCGTGTTTTGTTCCTCCCACATAGAGTCCAAACCACGCTGCTCCTGCACCTACAATCACTGAAACAAAGGCCGATTGGGCGTTTGTTGGGTCAGGTAGTTGCATGAACCATTCCGTTGTTCTCCAAAAAGCAATTCCATACATCGTAATTAACAATCTAGGAAAAATCCTCCACGCACTAAGACGCTCCGGTGTTATCATTTTTTCTTAAATAATCCTTTAACACCTGGCGCCATTCTCACACCCATGCTGACACTGCAGCTTAAATATAAGAGATGCTTATAATAATCCGGCAATTTATGAAGTGCCTCAAAGCCTCGTTCCACGTGCTCCGTCATTCCAGGAATGAATACTAAAATTGCGGGGATCATCAGGGCTAACAAAACGAATTCGTCTTTCCAGCTCCCCTTCATTTGATCAACAGCGGACGCTTCCCACGAAACTTCGCCGGCGATCTGTTGCTGTTTCAATTTAGTATTAGCTTTTATTTCTGTTAACTTGTTCTCGGCCTTCGCTTTCTTGGTTTCAATGAAGCCGGAAACCGCTTGCCCAGCGACGCCTAGTAATGGTTTAATTAATAATTGTAACATGTTATTTCCTCACTCCCATTATACCACCTTTATTCATTCCTGCAACCATATCCATGAAAAGGCGTTGATTGATTGGTTGTGGAGGATGACGATCTCCATATATCTTCTGCTGCAATGCAGCAGCTACGGGTGAATCAAAATTTTGTTTCATAAAAGGTCGTCGACCCCATTCCGAAAATCTTCCCATAGGATTTCCATAATTGACATTAGAACCATCCCATCCATAATAACCTCCGTAACCTCCTGGCATTCCACTACCACCAGTGTTAGTAGCTTGACCTGCATACCAATCATTTATCCACTCTTGCGCCACGCTTGTTTGACCTGGTGCTGGTGACATATAATTAACAGCAGAACCAGTTAATTCTCCCGTCGCAGGATCCTGTAAACCAGGATAAAAATTACCATAAGCATCATTTGTTGCGTCTATTAAATCAGAATGAGTCACATATCCTTGCTGATCAATAATGGCTTGAACGTTTTGATTGATCATGTTCGTAAGAGCAGTCTGCACAGCCATACTTGAACCAGTCGTTCCAGAGCTAGACCCAAACACGCTACCAAAACCAGTAGACATATCCGGTGTTGAAGTTGGAACTATTGGTGGGTTAGATGGTGTAGGTATAGGTCCTCCAGCAGGCCCAACAGGTGCAGGATTTCCAGCCCAAGGAGAAGGTTCGGGTTGATTTCCACCAGTATCACCTGACCACGCACCACCACCTCCTGCTGTACTACCACCTGTAACAGCTCCTGATGAATCAATTCCCCACGTATCATAGTTGGGAATTCCAGCAGCACCTTCATGAGGTGTTCCTGGTTTGTGCTCCTGAAGCATCTGTGCTTCGTCGCCTGTTATGTAAGCTAGGTGCGTCTGCGGTGCGCCTGGACGTGTCTTTAATTCTCTAGGGACCGTGACTGTTTCGCTGTCCATGTGGTTTCCTGGATAACGGTTCATTATTTTGCTCTCAACACACC